TCCATGTTGGAAAAATTCCCTCTCTGCATTATCAACCAATGCAGTCATATATTCACTATGACTAAGAGTGGGATGACCCATCTCCCAAGCTAAGCTTTTGTAAATAGAAGCTAGCTCGAGAGGACAGGCCCACTTACGACGTTCCAAGTCGTAACGGAATGATCTTTTAAGAAAAGTACACTCACTCAGCATCTTCTGAGCGGGTTTCTCTCCTTTAACGTCTGAAGTTACTTCAAAACCTAGTAGTGCAAAAGCTTGCACTCGGGCTTCAACAGTATACCACGTCAAAATGTTTTTATGCTTATTAATTATGGTATCGTCACCATAAAGAATGAGTCTAACAACATCGTAGAAATACGGAATGAACAGCAATAATTCATCCCAAGTACCAAAGTACTTGAGGTGATGTCTCGCCGCTATCAAATAAGCTTGTAATTCAAGTTTTTCTAACATCCATGAATTAGTTAAAGCAGTCTGCCAAGTTCCTGACAAGGAACCAACAGCGCTAAAAATGACACATGAATTTATTAATAATCCAGAATGACTAGCATCATAAGCAAGCATTTCCATGATAGTTATCTGCTCAGGCGTATAATTACCATTGTCTCTAATTAAATCGATTAAATTTAACAAACAACAATATAATTCGGTACGCGCATCATATCCTTTTTGATCAGTAGGTTCTAGAGTTCCATCTTGAAATCCTGCTGCAGGATCGACTAAGAAAGCAACAATTCTGTCCCAATCTTTAGATACAGCATTTATACCTATTTTATGAGCAAATTTGTGCGGATCTTTTAAAAGCTCGGCAGCAATCGGCTCAAAAAATATACGCATAAGAATCAACAAAGTAAGAGGACTAGGGTTAAAAACTCTAGTTCCTCCAGAAAGAGTTTTAGTCTGCTTAATTGGCTCATCTTTATCAGACCAACCAAATGTAAACATAGCAGACAAACCCTTTGCATATCTATCTATGATCATATCAAGTGCCGTTAGCATTACCTTATCGGTAATGACAACGTCAGCTTGAACCATATTTAGTAATCTCATATAATTCTCTTTGATACCAGGAAAAAGGGGGCCAGCTGAGGTCTTTTCATTAATTTTATTAATGACAGACCCTGCCACGCCTCCAATAGCACCAGAGAAAGACATGGGTCGAACTTTAGAAAAATCACATAATTTCTTAGCGCGATCTATAACTATCTTACTTGCAATCCTTTCTAATTCAGGATCAAGAGAATAGTCATGATTCGCATAATGATTTAACTTATTTTCTGTATTACTAACCC